TACTCCAGCAAAAGATACAGTACTAACTAAAATAAAAGCTGGCATAAAAGTAATAAGAGAAAATGGATATCAAGGAGAATTAGTAATACATGCTAACTATGATACAGTTACAGAATTAGAATTAGCCATGGCAGGAAAGCTAGCGGCAGTAACTTTCTCACAAGGTGGCGTAAACACTCAAGTCCCAGCAGTAGATGGATGCGCGATAATAAAAACTCCAGCTAACAGAATGTACTCAGCAATAACTTTAAATGATGGAACTACTTCAACTCAAACAGCAGGAGGATATGCAAAAGCAGCAAAAGCATTAGATGTTAACTTTATAATAGTTCCAAGAGAAGTACCAATAGCAGTAACAAAACAAGATAAAATGAGAATATTTGACCCGGATACAAACCAAAATGCAAACGCTTGGGTGATGGATTATAGAAGATATCATGAATTGTGGGTGTTAGATAACAAGAAAAACTTAGTATTTGCTAATATAAAAGATGCTAAATCTAGTTAGATTGAAGGTGTTCTAGATGTATGAGCTTAAAAAAGATAATGTTCATAGAATAGTTGAAACAAAACAGCAAGTAGAAGTATTGCTATCAAGAGGATATGAACTAATTGAAGAGGCTAAATTAAAAAAGAAAAAAGCTAAAAAGGGAGAGGATTAATGCCCTCCCTTTTTTATTGTAGGTGAAATTATGCTTGAAAATATAAAAGCTTTATTAAATATTACTAAAAATGATTATGACTCATTAATACAATTGTATATAAAAAAAGTTACTAAAAGAGTAAAAGGATATTGCAATATAGAAGATTTTTTAGTTCTTCCACAGATAGATCAAGATGCTATAAATGAATTTATAGAAGATAAAGTAGCTAATATAATAGCATATAAACTAAGTTCTCTAGGGGAAGACATAGACGGTTCAGGAACTTCTACTCCAGCTAATCAAGGAGCTATAAAATCTATTACAAGAGGTAGTGTAAGAATAGAATACAACTATGATAGTGTATCATCAGAAAGCATAAGCAATTCCAGTACAAAAACATCCCCAGAATTAACAGACGAAGAAATGAAGATACTTAATAAGTACAGAAAATTAAGATTTTAGGAGGTGCTATTATGGCAAGTGAAGCGGATATAATAGCAACTCTGTATTTTGATAGCATGGATATATATAGAAAAGAAAAAGTTAAAAACCCTAATACTGGGATTACAACTATGCAAGAAGTATTAAAGTATTCTGATCTCAAATGTTCATTAGACAAAGGGAGCGAAACAACAGTAGCAGGTGAAACAGGAACAGCCTATATTTCAGCAGCTTATAAATTATTTTGTAGACCAACAGTAGACATACAAGTTGGAGATAAGTTAGTTATAACTTATAATGGTAGAACTGAAGAATTTGAAGCTGGTGAACCTTATCCATATAAATCGCATATAGAAACTCCAGTCACTAAGAAGGTGAGAGTATAATGAGTGGATATAATTTTAAAATAAATGGGTTAGATAATTTCATAAATAATATAAATAATATCCAAAGTAATTTTCATATAGATTTACAATCACTAGTTGAAAAGCATGGAGGTATTTTACTTAGAAATACTAAAATGAAATCCCCAGTTAACACAGGTCAGTTAAGAAGGAGTTGGGAGCTTGAAAAAGACGATTTATATGTAAAGGTATTTAATAATACTGAATATGGGTTGCATGTTGAATATGGACATAGAATTGTAGGAAGAGATGGAAAAGTTAAAGGAGTAGCTGAAGGAGTTTATATGCTAAAAACCTCTTTTGAAAAAACTAAAAAAAATTTTGAAGAAGATTTAGAAAATCTATTTAAAAAATATGGGTTCAAATAGGAGGTGATTAAATGATACCTCTAAAAAATATATTATTTGCTACTACGAAAGCAGTAGCAGAAAATTTTTCACAAGATGTATATATAGAAGATGACAATACACAAGGCTTTGATAAGTCTTGTTTTTTTGTGCAAATATTGCCTATTTCAAGTTCAGCCATAACTAGAATATCTAACCTAAGAACTATATCAGTATCAATAAAGTATCTACAACAAGCAGGAGAAAGTATAACAAATATATATGATGCCAGTGATAGACTTGAAAAAATATTTGGAAGGACTTTATTTGTAGATGATACTTATTTGGCAGTGGGTGATATAGAAAGCAATATATATTCAGATGAAGTAGGTAGAATACTTGATTTCATGATACATCTTGATTTTGATGATATTAAATATTCACAATATACTGGTCCGTTGGATAATCCAGATAGCGAACCAACAGAATATGAATTAATGAAAGAATTACATTTACAACTTAATGAATTAAGAAATATAACAATAGGAGCTGATGATCCTACTTTGCCAATAGTGGACAAAGCTATTGTAGATATTTCAAAATTATTAGAGAATTAAAAGGAGAGTGAAATAAATGGCTTTAGGATTACCGAGTATAAGCATTAAATTTATACAAGAAGGTATTACTGCTATAAGCAGAGGATCCAGAGGCATAGTTGCGATGATAATAAAGGAAGAAAAAGCTATATCTCCTGCAACTATAGTTGATGTAACTGATATACCTAGCGATGTGACAGATAATAATAAGCAACTTATAACGAATGCTTTAATAGGAAATACAAGTGCACCACTAAGATTAGAACTATACATTATAAGTGGAGAATTAACTTTACAAGATGCTTTAAGTTATTTTGAAAATACACAATTTGACTATTTATGCTACCCATCAGCTGTAGATGAAGATAAAACAGCAATAGTAACATGGATTAAATCGCAAAGAAATTTAGGAAATATGGTTAAGGCAGTATTAGCTAATGAAACAGCTGATTATGAAGGAATAATAAATGTAACTCAAAGTGGAGTAGTTGTAGGAGAAAAAACTTATACTGCTGCTGAATTTACTGCAAGAGTTGCAGGATTAATAGCTGGAACAGATTTAAGAATGTCAACCACTTATACTTCTGTACCAGAAGTTGATTTGATACCTTATGAATCAAGAACTGAAACAACTGAAAAAGTAGGGAAAGGCGAATTTATTCTTTATAAGGAATCAGGAAGAATAAAAGTGGCAAGAGGGGTAAACAGCTTAACTACTGTATCTGATACAACTGTAACAGATATTCAAAGTAAAGGTGATTTATTTCAAAAAATTAAGACTGTTGACATAATGGACTTAATAGCAAATGATATAAGAAAAACTGCAAGAGATGCATATATCGGAAAATTAAGTAACAGTTATGATAATAAAGTATTACTAATTACAGCTATCCATGGTTATTTTGATGGATTGATTAATGATGGACTAGTTGAGAAAAACACTGTAACAGTTGACATAGATATGGAAGAACAAAAGAAATACTTAAAATCAAATGGAGTTAATATATCTAATATGAGCGATCAACAAATCAAAGAAGCTAACACAGGCGATCAGGTATTTATAGCAGTAGAATGTAAAATTCTTGATGCGATAGAAAGTATTAGCATTCGCTGCTTCATCTGATGCCATTGAGTAAATAAAATAGAGTATTTGTATAATATTTCCATAAAATGTCTATAATATAAATAAAGATATTATGGAGGTGTTTTTTATGGAAGAAAGATATGGACACTTAACAATTATAGAATCGACTAACAAAAGAAAAAATTCTTATGTTGTTTATAAATGTAAATGCGATTGTGGAAACATAGTATATAGAACCAAATCAAGTCTTACATCAAGTGTTAAAACATCTAAAAATGGCGGTCCTTATTGTGATGAATGTGCAAAAAAATCACAACAACAATTAGTTACAAAACATGGAATGTGGGCTAAAAACAGAAGACTTTATGGAATATGTAAAGGTGCAAAAGCTAGATGCGAAAATCCTAAAAATACTTCATATAAAGATTACGGAGCAAGAGGAATTAAATTTAAATTTAATTCTATACAACATATGTATAAATGGTCATTAGAAAATGGATATACAGATAATTTAAGTATAGACAGGATAGATAATAACGGTAATTATGAACCTTCTAATTGTAGATGGGTAGATATATATACTCAAGCCAATAATAAAAGAGATATATTACAATTTCACGGAATTAAAGGCACTAAAAATGTAGCAAAATACTTAGGAATTTCTGTTAGAAGATTTGCCAATATGTTATATAGAGATAAAATGACATTAGATGAAATATATGAAAAGTCTAAAACCGATCCACTATTCTATGCTACAAATACAGAGAGAAGATCTTTTGCACAAAGAAAAAGAAAAGATGAATGGAAAATCAATAAAGAAGAAGCTATAGAAATAGTTAACAATATAAAAAATGGTTCATCTATCAATAGAGAAGCTAATAGAATGAAAGTAGATTTTAAAACAATAAAAACTGCAATAAAAAGACTTGAAGATGGAATATATGATTTATAAACAATTTTTAAGGACTTAATTTTTATTAAGTTCTTTTTTATTTTATATAGGAGGTGTTTTTAATTGAAAGCTAACAAAGTAATAAATGGTACTTTTGCTGAAGTTTGGATAAATGATGTATTAGTTGATGAAATAGCAGCTTTTCAAGCCAAAATAGAATTTGACAAAGAAGATATAGATATATGTGGTGAAATGATGACTCAACATAAAATAACTGGATATAGCGGAACTGGCTCTATGACACTTAAAAAGACAAACTCAAGAATGATAAAATTGTTAGCTAATTTTATGAAAGATGGTCTAGAACCGGATGTAACAATAGTTGGAAAATTAGCTGACCCAGGTAATGGAGGAAGTGAAAGAATAAGTATATCAGGAGTATCTTTTGATGATTTAACTTTATTTGATTTTGAAGTTAAATCATTAGGAGAAGTGGAATGCCCATTCACTTTTACAAAATATAAATTTATAGATTTAATATAAAAATATCATAAAGGCTTTGGTGTTTCTAACTAAAGCCTATTTTTATTTTAGGAGGAAATCAAATGAATATAATAGATAAATTAATGAAAATAGACGCAGGGACATTAGAAACACCAACTGCTATACATAAAATGTATGTAAAAAAAATAGGTGAAGAACTAGAATTTGAAATACAAGCTATAAATGCAGAAAAAGCTACAGAAATACAACAGAAAGCTATAAAAATTGAAGATGGAAACGTATCAGATATAGATGTATATAAAACAAAAGTATTAACTATAATGGAAGGTTGTCCAATATTCAAGGATAAGGCACTTAGAGAACATTTTGATTGTGCTACTCCAAAAGAACTTATAAATAAATTGCTTCTTAAAGGAGAAGTAGAGGACTTAGTAAATGCAATAAATAATTTATCAGACTTAAAGAAAATAGAAAAAGTAGATGAAGAAATAAAAAACTAATTGAAACAGATAGTGAAATAGCAACAATGTACTATCTGTTTAAATATAAAAATATAATGCCATCTCAATATTATAATATGAAATTTGGAGAAAAAACTGTAATAAAAAGCTTTATAAGAAAAGAGTCAGAGGAATTTTATAAAATCTCAAAAAATAAAAATATTTTCCCTACTATAAATATTAAATAAGAGGAGGTGAGGCAATGGCAAATGATAAAACACTAGAAGCAATCATTCGCCTTCGAAGGTGACGAAGTTTCAAAGCCTTTAAATGAAATACAAGGTGAAATGAAAGACTTAAATAAAACATCTAGTGATGTAAATAGTGCTATGAAAGATGTACAAAAGGCAACTGGGGACACAGCTAATTCAATGAATGATTTAACAGATATAGCAAAAGATACAAATAATTCATTAAAAGATACAAATGGAGCAGCAGACCAAGCAGCCAAAGGTATAAAAGCTATGGGACTTATGGAAGCTGGACAAAAGATGATGGAATTTGGAGGAAAAATTATTGATGTAGTTAAAAACTTAATGGATTTAACAGAAGCTACTAAAGAATTTAATTCTCTACAAAGTAAATTACAAGGATCAACTAAACAAAATGGATATAAACAGAAAGATGCTAATAAAAATGCTGGACAAGTATATGGGTATACTGGTGATGATATGATGGCAGTCAATGTTGTTTCCAATTTACAAAAGATGGGGCTATCTCAAAGTGAATTAGATAAAACTATCAATGCTTCGCTAGCAGTATGGAGTGCATATGGAGATAGTATCCCTATTGAATCACTAACCGAATCGATTACTGAAACAGCACAAGTAAGTAAAGTTACAGGAAACTTAGCAGATGCTTTGAACTGGGCTGGAATAAGTGAAGATAGTTTTAATAAGAAATTAGAGGCATGTAAAACTGTATCTGAAAAAAATAAACTTATAACAGATACATTAAATCAAGCATACGGAAAAAGTAAAGAAACGTATGATAAAACTAATAAATCCATGATTGATTATAATAAATCTTTATGGGAATCACAAAAGGCACAAGCAGAATTAGGTTCAGCATTAGCACCTTTAAATTCAGCAATTAATGGAATTAAATCGGCTTTTGCAGAAGCATTAGCACCAGTTATAAAACAAATTGCGGATGCTATACAACCAGTAATTCAAAAGTTTCAAGAATTTATAAAGGAACATCCTCAATTAGTATCAGGCATAACAATGGTAGTAGCAGCTATAACAACTCTAATAGGAATTATCGGAACTATAATAGTTGTAGTAACAACGGTAAAATTAGCATTTACTGGCATAAGTACTGTTATGGGAGTTGTATCAGGAGCATTTGCAGCCTTAAGTGCCCCAGTTTTAATAGTTATAGGCGTAATAGGAGCACTTATAGCCATAGGAGTTGCATTGTATAAAAACTGGGACACAGTTTGTGCAAAAGCTACTGAACTAAAGAATTGGGTAGTAAGTAAATGGAATGAGTTAAAAGAAGCTTTAGCACCAATTATTAATTTTATTAAAACATTAATTCAAAATAAATGGAACGAGATAAAAACAACTGTAACTGTTATATCAACTGCAATAAAAACAGTAGTAACTGCAATATGGAATGGAATAAAAACAGTAATAGGCACAATTGTAAGTATTATAAAAATGTTAGTTGAAAATAAATGGAATGAAATAAAAACAGTTGTATCAGTGGTAGGAAACGCAATCAAGACAGTAGTTACGAATGTATGGAATGCTATAAAAACTGCCATATCAACTATTGTATCAGCAATTAAATCTGTAGTAGTAGAAAAATGGAATGCTATTAAATATGCTGTAAAAAGTATAATGGATGCTATTAAAAATACTGCTATAAATGCTTTTAATACTGTAAAAGAAAAAATAATGAATGTAGTTAATACTGCAAAAGATGCATGGCAAGGATTAAAAGATAAAATCACAAATAATCCTATAGTTGCTACAGTTAAAAAAGTAACAGAGTCATTAACTGGAGCAGAAGATGGAAACCATGCAGCAGGACTTCAAAGAGTTCCTTATAATAATTATTTAGCAAATCTGCATCAAGGAGAAGCAATTTTACCGAGAAGAGAGGCTGATAAATGGAGAAAAGGACAAGGTAATCCCTCAGTGATGATAGCCAAAATAGCCGATACAGTAGTTATAAGAGAAGAAGCTGATTTAGATAGATTTGCAGAAAAATTTGTTAGAAAACTAAATGAACAAAAAATAATAACTTAGTAAGGGAGGTAATATTGCATTATGGAGATGTATTTAAAAAATGATAAACATATATTTAGATTTCCCATATTGCCTTCTACTATAAATGTACAAGATTATGCAATAATAAATGACAGCAATATAACAGGATTAGGAGATGTTGCAATATTTGGAGGTAAAGGATTAAGAACAATAGAGATATCATCATTTTTCCCAAATCCAAAAAGAAAATATAAATTTGTAAATTATTCAAATTATCCAAAACAATGGGATTGTGTTTCTAAAATAAGAGGTTACATGAATAACGGTGAAGTAATGAGATTCATAGTAACTGGGACTGAAATAAATTTCCAAGTTAGAATAACTGATTTTACCTTTTCCCAACAAGATGGCACAGGAGATGTATATTATACTATTAATCTAAAAGAATATAGAGAAATTAAAATATCATCAACAACTCCAGTCAAAAGGAAAACTGATAACAAAAATAGGACATCTTCAAAAGATAAAAACAATAATAAAAATAAAACTTCAACCAAAAGTAAACAAACAATTCATATAGTAAAAAAGGGAGATACACTATATGATATAGCAAAGAAATATTATGGAAAAGGATCAAGCTATAAAAAAATAATAGAAAAAAATAAATCTAAATATCCTTCATTAGCTAAAAATACAATAATTAAAGCTGGATGGAAGCTGGTGATATAATGATAACACTAAAAATAGTTGATAGAAATAATAAAAAAACAGATATAACACAGTTAGTAGAAAAAGTTACTTGGAGTGGAGATTATAAACAAGCATCAAGAAAGCTAGAATTTTCAATAATTTCAAATAAATACGATAAAAAAATACCAAAAGTCGATATTAAAGAAGGCTATATGGTTTTTTTTTATGAAAATAAAAAAGAATTATTTAGAGGATTTATATACAGTATAGAAAAAACTACTGATACTACAAGCTACATGGCTTATGACCATGCACAAAAACTAGTTAATATTAAAGTTAATTACAACTTCAAGAACAAGACTGCTAGTCAAATAACTACTCAAATGCTAGATGATTATTCAAAATATGGACTTAAAAAAGGAAGCATTGTAAGTGATGGTGTTTCATGGAGCAAAGTATTTATAGGAGTAAGCATGTATGACACTATAATGAGTGCTTATACAAATTCTCATGCTAGTAATGGCAAAGAATATATGTGCTATGCTAAGGAAGGTGAGATATGCACAGCCCTAAAAGGAGATATAAAGTTAGATGTTCAATTCAAAGAAAAAGAAAATATAATATCAACAACTTATAAATCTAGTATAGAGAATGTAGTAAATAGAGTAATTATAGTAGATGACTCAGGAAATAAAATAGGAGAAGAAAAGAATAGTAATTCAATAGATTTGTATGGATTATTTCAAGAAGTTGTAAAAGCTGAAAGCCAAACATCAGAAACTACACAATCAGCAACATCTGAAATATCAACAATGGCAGTTTCCGCTTCTACATCTTCAACTACTAAAAACAACTCTTTTTCATTAAATACTACTAATTCAATAGCAAAATCTATATTTGATTTCTGTATAGGCAAAGGTTGCACTCCACAAGTTGCAGCAGCTATAGTAGCTAATGCAGAATGTGAAAGCTCATTCAATACAAGTTCTGTTAATAGTATAGGAGCAAGTGGATTATTTCAATGGTTAGGAGTAAGATTAGCAAGCTTGAAAAGAAAAGCTACTAAAAAAGGAGTAAGCTGGACAAACTTAAATCTCCAATTACAACATATGTGGGATGAATTAAATGGAGAAGATAGCACAACTAAATCATTGCTTAATAGTAAAGTAGGAGGAGTAAGCAAATTTATAAAGCTAACAGATGCTTATAAAGCTGGTTATTATTTTGGCGCTTGTTTTGAGAGAGGTGGAGGAAATACACTCAGAGGAAATAAATCAAATGCTTGGTATTCAAAAGTTACTATTGGAGGTAAAAAAATATCAAATTCAAATACATCAACAGATGTAACTGACAATAACCAAACAACAACTACTACAGTTATAGATTTAGAAAGTGCTAGAAAAGAAGCAAAGAAAAAATTAAACGATAGAGAAAGAAGTGCATCTTTGGATGGATATGGAGATACCACTTGTATTACTGGATATGGTGTGACTGTTACAGACTCATCAACAGGATTAAAAGGACTATTTTATATAGATACAGACTCTCATACTTGGGAAAATGGAGAATATAAAATAGCGCTTAATCTTAATTATAAAAACTTAATGAACGAAGTTGAAGCAGGAGAAGATGAAGAAAAACAAGAAACAACATACAATGATAATAATTACAATGATGGAGAAAAAGTATTAAATGGCAAGAAAGTAAAAGCTATTTTTACTGCATATTGGCCAGGACCTGGAATAGAAGGTGGAATATATCAAAGCATGGGTGGGAAATTAGACCCTAGCAAACGTACATGCGCTGCACCTAAGAGTATTCCATTCAGAACAAAAATACAACCAAGTGGTACGGGAAGTTTTATAGATGGTAAAACTTATACTGTAACCGACAGAGGTGGGAAAATCGTAGTTAAAAATGGTGTATATCACATAGATATATTAATGAGAACTGACAAAGAATGTAGAGCCTTCGGCATTAAACATGGATATATCATAATAGGAGATGGAACTGGATACAAAGAAGTCCCAGCTACTTCAAATTTACCTTTAAATAAAAAACAGGAAAAATTAATCTCTGTTGCAAAAGCTAAACTTGGAACACCTTATGTATGGGGAGCTTCAATAAACTCTACTACATCATTTGACTGTTCATCATTTACTCGCTATGTGTATAAAACAGCATTAGGAATAACATTGCAAAGAACTTCTAATGTGCAAGGCGAACAAGGTAAAAAGATAACAAGCACATCACAATTACAAGCTGGAGATTTAATTTACTTTAATACTTATTCAACAGATAGAGCAAATGGAATAACTCATGTTGGTATGTATATAGGAAATGGGCAAATGATTCATGCTTCATATAGTTATAAGAAAGTCATGATAGTTAATTTGAAATCATACTTATCTTACAGAGGAACAAAATTTATATGGGCAAGAAGACATATATAAGGTGGTGATCTAATGGAAAAAAATCCTTACAATGAATTTCTATCTATAATTAAAGAAACTTCTAAAAGTAATATAACAGAAAATAAATTATTGAATATAGGAATTGTTGTATCACCTCTTCCAAATTTAATAATTAAAACATCTGAAATAGAATTAGATAAAGATAATCTCATGATAGATAAATGGCTCTTAGATAGACATAAGGAAACACAAACATATACAAAAGGAGAACATACTCATAGTGGTGGAGGCCATGCAACAGGAGAAGGTGGAGGAGATGGAACGCATACTCATACAGGAGGAGAACACTCTCATAAATCTAAAGATTATGTAAACAAGCTGAATATTGGTGATAAAGTTGTAATGCTTAGAGAAGATGATATTTTTTATATTATATCAAAGGTGGTGAGTATAGATGGATGAAGAATACAATGATAGTTTTTATCCCTTTATTGACTACATTACTGAAAGTGTATCAGACATAGAATTAGAAGAAGATGACACATTGCCTTTGTATAGAGAAATAGCATGGGATTTCAAGAATGAACATCCTCTTGTTATTAACAATGAATTTAAGATAGTAGAGGAAAATGAAGCTATATGTGTATGGATATGGCACGCTATAAAAACATTTAGATATTATTTTTCAATATATTCATGGGATTTTGGATGTGAAATAGATACATTGCTAGGACAAAATTATA